ACGCAGCGATCAAACTGCTTGTGCAGGAACCAGTATCAATCGAAGCAATCCCACCGATACCACCATCAGAGCGTGATGCTTTGATCGTGGCAATATTGGAACCGCTGAGCAAGTATCCGAATAGTTGGAATAAAGAATGGAAATCTGAAGTGGTTAGTCGGGTTTGCGAGGCGATCGATGCTTTAAGTATGAGAAGATAAAACAATACCAATCGGGAGAATCAATCCCGATTGGTATCTAACCCCTAAGTTACTAGGAGCATAATGAGAATATACGGTATTTCGCAGGTAAAAGACGAGTGCTATAGCGTTGCAACGGTTTTGAGTTATTGGGTTTTTCGGTGTCGAGATCGCGGCACATCACCTGCAATGGGTACGGCTACATGGACTTACTTGGAATCCTCGGTCAGAAATAGTGCAGAAATAAGCACTTGCATTGAAGATTTTTTACAGCATCTATGTGACAAACTTAAGTCGCATTTACGCCCAAAAGAGCTTATCTGGATTGTTCAGCCATCACAGCGAATCCTCAGAATCAACACCGATGGCACAGAACTTCAAGAACTCAATAAAGATGCCGAAGATCTAGCTTGGGTGGGGTGGCGAGATTTACTCACACTAATAGAACCCTTTGGCTTCACTGAATGGGATGTGCTGGATTTGTGTCGCACAAAAGCAGGGATTATTCAAGTGCTTTGCAGACTTCGCTTTGAAGAAGATCGGGCACTAGGTCGAGATAAAATTGAAGAAGTAGAAACCCTAGATGTAGGAGCAACCAATGTTTGATAATTACGATATTTTCGATCGAAAGAAAACCCGATTGCATTGCGTAATCACAACTCAATCGCCTTTATCTCATATCGGAACAGTGACAGGCAACGTGTCGAACCTCAAAACATTAGAGAGGATCGATATCAATGGCGATCGACGATCGGTGTTTGCTTATTCTGGCAATGCTTTACGCAATGGCGTTATCAGACGTAGAGGCGTATCGAAAGCCCTTGAGGTGCTAGGGCTAGAGGTAAATCCAGACGTGCATCACACATTGTTTGCAGGCGGCAGAATTGATGGTAGTACGGGATCTGATATGGAGCTAGATGCACAGATCCGTAAGCTTATGCCATGGCTTTCGGTGTTAGGGACTGCAAAGCCAGCTAAGGTTTTCGGCACTAAAGATGCCCAAATGGTACAAGGTCGGCTCAACGTTGGCTCTGCTTACCTTGTCTGCTTTGAATCCTGCGATTACGTCTACGAACAGTTCCCCGGACTTATCCATCCTGACGCGATCGAGGGCATTCAGGCAATTCTGAGAGCTAAAGCCGATCTAACCGAAGACCCTTTTAACGTACCAGACAAAGGATCGATCGCGGCATACAGGGAGGCGAAGCAGAACTATATTCCACTGCTACGCAAAGTTATGAAATCTTGGACTGAGTATGTGATGGTCGATCAAACCACTCGCCGCGACTCAACTCATGACACTGAGCTACAAAAATTCTTGCCAGCGAAAGAGCAAGAGCTGCTAGCGGGAGATGGCGAAGCAAAGAAGAAAGAGAAATCCGATCAAATGATTGCCAGCGATCGATTGATCGTGCCGGGCGCAAAACTTTATAGTCGGTGGGATGTCAACTGCACTGATGTCGAGCTAGGCTTTATAGTGGATGCTCTTTTAGCTTTCAGTGAATCGCCATATATTGCGGGTAAAGGAAATCGCGGCAATGGATTGGTGTCAATGCAGTTTTGGTTTGAGCAAGGCATCGATCGGGGTGAGTTCATGGTATTAGGCAAAGGGGTAAATACCCTATCGCCCACAGCTAACGCCGCTCACGCCAAATACTCTGAATACTTATCCGTGTGGAGCGATTATCTATCACAAGCGAAGGAGTCACAAGAATTGAGAGGTTTACTCAGTGCTTAATTTACGCATTACAGCTTACCTAAGCACTCCACTTGCTGCATATGACAATTGGAGTCCGTCGATCGATTCGCTTTTAGAGTGGATGCTTTTGGATAAGTTGGGATTAGTGTCACCAAATCCCACTCCACAGCAAGTAGAGGATTCGCGAACAGTTGTTGCCGCAAATATGCCGATAGCCAAAGGCGATTTAAAAGGGCAATGGTACTGGCAGGTTTCTAGTCCTCATTATACGATTTTGGCAGAAAATCAGGACAGATTTCGCAAGCGTTGGGAACCAGGGATCGACACACCTAACCCTAATTGGGGCAAGCGTAAAGCGAAGGTGGATACGTCTCAGGGTGCTGAAAAATCCTACGATTTACCACTGCCGTTACGCACAATCGATCGAATAGATTGGTATGCGATCGGGGATGTTGAAGGTGTGCAATCTTTACTAGAGCCATGCACTTCCCTAGGCAAAAAACGCAGTATTGGCAATGGTCAAATTTCAAGATGGCAGACTATACCGATTGAGTATGATTGGCATCTCTGGGGCAAGAACGGAGAACTGATGCGACCTATTCCACTGGAATGTATGCCAGTCGATCGACCCATAGACTTTGCGCCGTTACGATGGGGCTGGCGACCGCCATCGTGGTTGCATACGAATAAAACCAATTGCGCTATGCCTATCCACAACGTGAGGAGGTTGACGGATGCCCCTTAACTACGGTTCTGGATTCCCCTCTCCTTGGCTTCAAAAAAAAGAGGATAAGGCGATCTCTGTTATTGAGGAATGGCTTGAGGTTTGCGATCATAAAGTTTACTGCTCAATATCAGGCGGAAAAGATAGCCAAGTTACTGCCGAATTGATTCTTAAAGTGTACCCAGACTGCCCTTTGGTTTGGATAAATCAAGGGTATTTGGCAGAGTGGGAAGATTGTATTGAGCTTATAGATTTATGGCGATCGATTGGGCGAAATGTAGTTGAACTTTGCCCAGTCCGAGATCTATGGCATCTCTATTTAGATTTGGGTATTCCACTTGAGGGCACGATGAATACTAAGCAGGATAAACTTTTAAATAAGCGATTAATGTACGATCCCCTAAACGAATATCAATCGCTAAATAACATCGCTGGCTACGCATGGGGATTGAGAAAAGAATCTAAAGGTCGGGCTGCTTATCTCCGATCGCATGGCGAATTGCATCAAAAAAAAGATGGGATATGGATTTGCTCACCCGTGGGATTTTGGAAAACCGAAGATATTTGGCAGTTTATTGACAAATACAAATTACCGTATGCTGCACTTTATGACAGGGATAGGATGACCATGCGTAATGGCTGCCCTATTGGAACTACTGGTAGCAATTGGGGCAGATTATCGGAGCTAAGAATGCACCGTCCTGATATTTGGCAAAAGTTTACTGAACAATTTCCAGAGGTGCGAAATCATGCATAGCTGCTACCTTTGCGGTAATCCAGCAACAAAGCCATTGTTGCTGAAATCATCCTTTACAGCGCACAGTAGCGCGAGATGTACGAGTAGTAATTTAATGTGCGATCAATGCGATAGTTTAATTAATGGCGAACTACAACAATGCTGGTACTTCAATCCAAATAAACAGGTTTGGAGTGTTGCTTGGAGCCGTAATTTTAGCTGGCTCGAATCAGCTAAAGAGTTTTATCCAAAAATAGGAGACTTTCAAGATCGCGGTGGCAAAAGCTTTAGGACTGCTTCAGAATTGCCTACACGAATTCAGCTAAGAGAATGGCTTCTTAATCCACCCGTGCCGCCGTTTACAATATCAATCGCTGAATCAGGTCAAAAGCACACACGGATCTGGGCTTTAGAGGCTATCGATCGAGACTTCTTTCCTGTGCAATTTGAGCTTGACACGTTGCACATTAATCGCGCTGAATTTACGCAATTAATAGAGTGTTACGAAAAACTAATGTTTTTGGATTTCAGTAAAACAGAAATCAATTCTGGTGATTACCACAGCGATCGATTGATGAAATGTTTAGCAGAGTGGGATAAGCTAGAGTCGCAAATAGTCTCGTATAGAGGCGCAAGGCTATTTCAGTTAATCTCGCACGTTGCACAGAAACCCGACGCTATACAACCCAAGATAGTGATATCCCAACCCGAAACGATCTCGATAAACGCTAATGGTCAGATGTGCTTATTCTAATTGTAACGAAATATTACAATCTTGAATAACGCTAGACTTAATCGAGATTGTAAGATATATTTAGTAGGTAAGCAAATCGAGGACAGACAGATGACCACTAACACAACCGCCCAAATCGCTACATTCCTTAATGTATCCCCTAATCAAGTTAAATCGGTGACTGAGATGGCATGGGTGTTTTGTGTAGTAGTCAGGGGTTGCCGCGCCCGTTTCGTTTCCAAGAAGATTATTAAGGTAGAGACAAAAATGACAGATACAGAACTCGGTCAATCAATTGCTAAGGCAATCAAAGCAACTGGCAATAGTGCAAATTTCTGGCAACAGCACGGAATGACCCGTGTATATGTTAAGGGTAGCGGCGGTGCTAGCGGATACATTGTCGTCTCAGGCGGCGAAATCGAAACCCGCCTTACAGGTTACGGGCAATCTGACGTAATTCTGGCTGCGGCTCGTTCGGTTGCAATCGCTTAAAAAAATTAAAAAAGGAAAAGGTGATACAATGATCGATCTATTAGTATTGAGAATCCTCGCTCAGATCGGGATGGAAGAAATTGAAGTTTACGGCAATATCCACTGTTTGGAATTGTCTGGGAACAGGTCAGACTCCGAGAGAGGCTGGCATCGTGCGAGGTTTAGCGAGTGGCTGATTGGTGAAGTCTATCCTCACACATTTAGGCTTTTTACAGGATCAGGTATAGAGCAATGCTTTCACAATATTTGATGAAACACTTGACCCAAGTAGATAGGCTGATCAAGTCACTAAGGGAAAGCCCGAAATCAAAAGCTGAAATCGAAACTCTTATAAATTTTAGGGCGGAAGTGAAAGATATCGTCTATGAGGCAAGAAAAAAAGGCTATTCAGTCACATACGATCGCGGAAAATACATTTTAAATGAAGATTAATGAAAACCCCAACCCGCCATCGAGCGGGTTTTTTGTTACCCTACCTAAACATTGGCTGAGTAATCTTACCCGCCACAACAGGGGCTAAACCTTGCCCTGCGATGGGCATCAGCTTACAAATTGCATAGCCAGCCGCGTCTAACTTGTGGCTTATTCGATCGTCGCCTGACTTGGCTGGCGCACCGTTTTTATCATATCCTTGCTGCTCCAAACCCTCAACGTATGACGGGCATCGAGCCACATTTACGCGATACCTACGCTCACCAGCAGCGTTTAAAAATCCTGCGTTCATCGCATTCACTCGATCTCTAACAGCAGGATTTGTGCCATTGACAATTACATTAAAACCCGCCTGCTTGAGCAACTGTAAATCTGTTTGCCCTGCATTTGTATTTCTTTGCGCACCTGAAGCGTCAGGGTAAATATTGATCGTGTGGCGGGGATATCGATCCTTAATCAATCGAATCAGGTCAGGCGTATCGTAGCAATCAATAATCTCATCGACTGCCACTGGGTATCTCAATCGAATTACATGAGTGACCGCTGCTACTTTGCCAATGTTAAAATCACATCCAATATGTAGGGGTTCGCCCGATCGAATTGTTTCAAAGGAATTATTGAGGATTCGATCGAAGCAATAGTAGACCGTCCCCGATGAAAAGTTTACGAACTGCCCATGAATATATGCTTGTATTTGTTGGGGTGTGTAGTTCTGATAGAGCGACTGAATATAGCCAGTCTTAACAAAAGGATTGTCTAAGGTACATGCTCTAATGATCCGTCGATCGGTTCGGGCTGAGCCATCATCATTGACCGCATCTTTCTCAAAGAACTTGTAAGTATATTTAAATCCTTCTGGTGTAGTCGTTACAAAGATCTGATTTACTTTCCCCACCCGAACCCGCGCCATCAATTTCTCAAATGACTTTTTAGCGATATCCGTATTGATCGTATCCATCTCGTCAACACCAGCCCAAGCCATATTCGAGCCAACGATCCTTTGCCAGTTCTGGAAGCTCTTGAGATAAATTTGCGCTCTGCCGTGAGCAAAATCTAAAGTGAATCGAATCGGCGGCGACAGCTTTACCTCATACTTAATGCCCATGCGGGTTAGGGCATCCTCTAGCTCTGGGATTAATAACTCAACTACCATCTCATGCGTAGGCTCGTAAAGAGTGCCTACGCATCCTTTTTTATTGGGGATTGCGTTCAGCCACGATAGCCAGATCGCTTTCATGACTGCGATGAAAGTTTTCCCACTGCCATACCCTGCAACGATTGCTAGATATAGTGTTTGTGTGTCTTTTAGGAATTGATCTTGAAAATCAAGTACCTCGATCGGGGGCAGCTCGTTCAGCAGATGGGATGATGATTGTTCTAGGTTGGCTTGGTTCTGAGCTAGCTTGAGATCCCTGTTCGGACTGTGTGCGTGGGTCGATGACAGCATATCCAAGAGCCTCTAGTTTTCGCATCATATCCTCTGGTGTCAGATCGTACCCAAAACGCTTAGCCAGAGCATTTAAAGCGGCGATCTTGTTGGTTCGTTTAAACTTGATTGATGTGCCAAACTCACCCACATTGCTGCTAATTTCTTCGATTGTGGCTTTGGCATCATCATCCATCTCATCGAAATCTATCAGTGAGGCATTGCCATTTTTAAGCCTAACCACTTTGTCGATCGGGGTGAAAGCGCATCTAATATATTCTCTGTGGATGTCATCGATCGTAATATCTAACCTTTTACTTGATTCGGTTCTTAGTATCTGAATGTACTGTGCAATGACAGTTTTTGACAGTAAAAAAGTTGCGGTTCGGTTTGCGGTTCTTGCGCTATACCCTGACCTAATTGCCGCTTGAGATCCGTTCAAGTCGATCATATATTCACGGCAAAATTTCTCCTGTTTAGGAGTTAGTTTTATGCCGTGATCGATTGCTGTCATAACTTATTTTGCCATACTTTAAAACAATACTAACTGACCTTTTACTTCTGCCTTAACTTTTGGCTTTTTAATAGGTGCGTTCGGGTCGTAATTTGCGATCCGTTCCTGCATCACCTCAAAATAATGATCGTCTTTCTCAATGCAGATGTAATTTCGCTTTGTGTTGATCGCGGCGATCGCTAGGCTCCCACTTCCTGCGGTGTTGTCTAGGATTAATTCCCCTTCGATCGTGTAGGTTTTGATTAGGTATTCGAGGAGCTTTGTACTTTTTTGAGTTGCATGTTGAGTCTTTTGTTGGACACCAATATTTTTAATTATGCTTTTAGGGAATCGACTTCCATCTAAAGAAGCGGTATAGCTTACAGGCATAGAACCATAACAACCTTTATTAGTTGAGTTTCTTTCTACCACGCCCCTAATATAAGGCTTTCCAAAGTATTTTTGAGGTGTATAGTTAGTTGCTGACTCACTGAAAATTAAAATATTTTCATGGATTTTCATTGGCTTTTTTTTGCAGTCTAAGAAGTTTGTAGCTTTATTCTTCTCCCAAATCCACTCATACTTAAACCACTTAGGATTGCTCATCACGAGCGCACTGGTAAACGGTTGCGAACCAAACAGCACGATCGCCCCGTTAGGCTTAATGATCCGCTTGTACTGCTCCCAGAGTGGCTCGAATGGTATCACTGAGTCCCACGCGCAATTCGTGATCCCAAAAGGCAAATCCGCAATGATGCAATCAATACTTTTGTCCGCAATATCTTTCATCACCTCAAGACAATCGCCATGAATAATACTATTTGGCTCGATCATGCCAACTACTTCTTCACTTCTACATTGATTCTCTCTCTATACCGCTTCATCAACGCCCTATACCGAGCATCTGGAAGCTCATCTATTGTCTCCACAACAGGCACACACGCGATCGAGTTTATTTCCTCAATGATTTCCACACTTGCCAGATCCTTCTCAGGTTCATCGTCAGATCCACTTGCAACCACCATGTCACTCACCCAAAAACTATATCAATCCTAGCATTTCCCCACAGATTTTAGCATTTTCCCTCACGCCGCCGATCGGATGCCACTCGATAGCCATAAATTAACCCTATCTATGCATAGATATTTAGTTAGGAGATTCTCATGCTAACGGGCATTTTAAATTATGGGGCGGTATCAGATATCGCCTATGGTGCGCTCTCAGGCTTTACAGGTAGGCTTTGGGATCTGCGGATGAATCAATTTTCGATTACTAGTGAAAAGGGCGAACTCGTAGGTACTGCGTTTAATAAGACAACCGCATTACTCTCTACAAGCGATTCAGCGATTATCAGCGAACTCTTTAAGCTGACAATCCAATTCTCTTCGCTAGATTTTGATGACATCCAGCGAGTGCTAGACCAGAAAGCAGGAGTCGCTTCCAGCACTAGATTTCCTGTTTATCTAGCAAGAGTTGTCCCAGCCACTCCATTTACTGTGACAATTGC